GAGGTGCCTGTATCAATGAGTGGCGTACTCCAGCCCGCACCAAATCCTGCGTCGGCCAGTGCACCATTAGCTAGTGCGCCACTGCCGGCCGCCGACAGCGACGAGTCTCCAAGCAGGCCTTGATACAGACTGTTTCCTTTATCGTAGGTCGATTTGGCGGAGTTGATATCGCCAAGCACCCCAGCCGCCGCAGAGGCTCCCGGAGTGCTGTTGGCTACAGCGGCCTCGGGAGAACCCATGGGCGCGAGCATGCTGCCCGCGCCCGGCTTCATGCGCGGCGAATTGGCCAGCTGAAAGGCGAGATCCGACAGCACCCCGCGGGGCTGCTGCGTGAATCCCATGAAGCCATTTGACGCAGGCGGTGATCCAGCGCCACCGGAGATCGTGTTATTCGGCGGCACCCAGCCGTATAGATCAGAGACTGCCATTAGCCGCCGTAGCCTCCGAGGATGCCGCCACCGATGGCGCCGATGATTCCTGCATACGGATTGCTGCTGAGGCTCGACCCGAGTTGCGAGCCAAGCAGCGCTCCGCCGAGCGCCGACGCGCCGCTATTGCGATAGAGCGGTTGCGAACTCGTCGCGCCCATGTTCCCAGACACACGCCCAAGATACTGATCGAGTGCTTGACCCGGCGCTTGCTGATACTCGCGCGCGAGTCCTTCGATATCCGACCCTGCCCCACGCAGCTGCGCGAGATCTACGTAATCCTGATTGGCGAGCGGCAGCACAGACCCCAGCACACCCTGCTGCAACTGGCGCTCATTGTTGTAGGCGCCACCATAGATCTGCGTGGCGAGGTTGTTCAACTGCTGCGAGCGCAGGCCCATCGAGGCGTCGACATTACGACCGGCGCCGGCGAACTGGCTCGCAAGCTGCCCCTGCGTAGCCATGGCCGCCTGATTGAAGGTCTGGTCGAGGTAAGGATTGCTTCCGAGGAAGCCGCCCGACAGGCTCTTCTGCACGTAATCGTTCGCCGAGGAAACGAGTGGTGAGCCATTGGTGGCACGATTGGCAACGCCCTGCAGCGCCTGCTCTGAATAGGGCGAGAAGGGAACGACGCTGCTTCCCTGGTCGTAGATCGATTTAGCCTGCCCCAATCCGTACTGAAGATACGGAAGCTGGAATGAAGGCGGTTCGGTCGTCGTGACTTGTGTAGCCATGATCAGGTGTATCCCGAGGGTGAGGCCTGATATTCGAGGCCCTGTGCGGCGTTGAAAGTGCCAGTAATCGTCACGCGCGCGCGGTGATATCGCGCGGCTGTTCGGAAGTTTACAAACCCGGAGCGCGAGTTCGCGGTCTGTTCCGTGGTATAGCTCACCGCGCTCGTACGATCGTTACGAGTCCCCATCGCAACGGTAATGCCGTTGAGCGTTTGGTCTATCAGCGGCTTTATAGCGATCTCTGCCGCGTAGCCGGCGGCATTCGGCTCCAGTTCGCCAGTTGTCAGGATCGCTGCGCCAGGAGTGCCATCGAAAAAACCCATCCTGTTGCCAGTACTGAATGCTTGCAGTGGAGAGCTGGCAGGCTGATAACCGACCGGGCCGCTTTCTAAAAAGCAGGCAAGCACCTGGGATGCGTGAGAGAAACGCTTTTCCAGCACGTGATAGATCAGGAGATGGTCGACGTATCCTCCACTTGCCGCCGCGGAAGAACTTGAAATTCCCCAATAGATGAGATTTTTCGCCGGGTCGATGCCAGTGCGAACAGTTGCGGATGTCGTGTAAAACAGCGCAGCGAGGTAGCGAGAGACCTTCTCTTCTCCGAGGTATTCGACCGATACGCCATCAGTAGCGAAAACCCCCTGTCGGCTTATGAAATACACCCGCGCGCCGAATTTTACGGAGCATTCCGTATGAATGGCTCCAATTCCTTCCGCGATTCGATCGAACGAGAACACTGCTGGAGGACCGGCGTACGTCATCCGGGTGACGGCCATCTGCTGCAGAATGATTCCGAATTGATCTCCTCCATGAAGGCCGCTTACATGGCCGAAGTTTGCATCCAGATATTGGATGCCGGACTGAACCGCTGTCGCCGTATCGCTGTTTGGGGTCGGCCACGTAGAGGTAGGATTGTCTATCGGTCCCCATTGAACTGCGCTTTCTGCGCCCGCCCCGCCGGAAGAAAGATTTCCCAGAACTACGAATTGCCCAATGACGGTAAGCTCTCGTGCACCTGGTGCGCCAGAGACTGCGTTCATCGTGCTTCCAGTCGATATAGATCCGGCCGTCGCGTAATAGAGACTCCCAGCGTCGCGGATCGCAAAAACAAGTCCCTCATATTGAGCGAACTGCCACGGTTGAGTGGTAGAACCAACTGTCGATGAGCTCGGCAGCGTTATCCACGTTGTGCCATTGTTGGATGAGCTGAAGAAATTGCTCAATGTCCCGACAATCGGGCTGCCAACTCCGTTGCTATAAGCTCGGAACGCTCCAGTTACTTGTGCAGGTATCGTCGCGCTGGAGGGATTCAGCGGACGGTAGCACTCGAATCCGCTAGCGCATGGCAGGGCATTGGATGCTTCAGTCAGCCCGGGATTTCCCAGATCCGGCTGATCTGGCAGCCAGTCTTTGAAGAAGATGGTGCCGTCGTAGTCGCTCACACGACCACCGTTGCGGGCGGCGAGCCAGAATAGTCTTCGAACTTCATGCGCGATCGATACGCATCGAGCGCAACCGAGTAGAGGCTCCCCCAGATCTGAAGGCGCGCGTCATCCTTGATGAAGGGCGCCGATTCGAGCAGGGAGCCGTAGAGACAGAGTTCCGGCGCATTCACGATCAGGAAGTGCGCCACTGCGTCCGTGCCACCTGTCGTGTAGCTGCGCATGACGGTAGGTTTCGCCCAGTACGTGCCCTTGAGCGTGCCCGATGCCGTGTTGGGCCCGAACTCGAAGTTGCCGGCCGTGCGCGCGATGTAGGCCGGCGGCCCGCCAGTGGTGCTCGCGCGTGGGTATCGCTGGTAGAGCTGATCTGTGGAGATACGCTTGAGTGGCGCCGACACCTGGCCATTGATGTAACCGATCTTGAGCGCGAGATAGTCCGCGGGAACCGCCGCAACGCCTGCTGTGATGATCACGGTGAGCGCGCTCTCCATCCACGAGCCCCAGTTATCCGATTCACGATAGAAGCGCTCCTCCCAGTTCTGGGTGAAGTTTGGAAGCCATGTCGTGAGATCGGAGCGCGCGAGGTAATCGTTCAGCGCCGTCTGCAGGGTCGAGTAGCTGGTAATAATGGCCATCAGGTCTCCCCGATCATGCGCATGGCATTTTTGCGCGCCCGGTGCCAGTGCTCTGCACCGGGGCAATTTCGGTACGCACTGAGCCCTGGAGAACCACATGTGTAGTGGATCAGTGAGGCGAGCGACACATCCTGCTCAAGTGACAGCGCATTCCATTCTGGAGGAAGTTCGGCGATCTGCGACTCGTTGAGCCACGAGAAGCGATGCAGGAACGAGCCGGGCGACTCGGCCACAAACTCAGGCGTCAGGATGCGGTTGGCCATGTGACCGCAATTCCACAGGATCACGGATGAACGGTTTTTCCCCGGATAGTCGAGGTTGTCGGCCTCCATGGGAGTGCCGAGATACTTGCGCGGGTTCTTCGTCTTGTAGTCATGCTTTACGACCGCGACCGCCTTATCAACCACGAAGTCTTCGCGAAGCGCCCACAGTTTGGCGATGTCCTCGACCAGTACCATGTCACCGTCGGCGAAGATGGCCCAGCCCGTGTAATTCTGAAGATACGGCACCAGGAAGCGCGAATAGATGAACGCATTGGTCCCGTCCTTCTGGCCATCGAAACCGCCCAGCATCTTCGATGCAAGCGGGTGGAAAGCGACAGGAACAGATGCCTTGTCGAGCACGCTCTGGGCGCATACGTGATAGCACGCCGCCTCCCGCGGGTCGTAGCCGAGATAGAAGGGGATGGCGTGTGACATCAGGCTACCAGCTTCTTCCCGTCCGGCGCTTCGATACGCGCCTTCGGGAAACCGATGACATGGAATGCATGGATGTGCGTCTTCTGCACCGTCTGAAGCTCGAAGCGATCCATGAGCTTCGGCATCCACCATTCCATCGGCTGCTGATTGATGTGCGCGTTGCGCCCATCGGGAAGGAGCTTCCCGGCCGGCCCCGTGTGCACAGTCAGGAAGGCAACAGCTTCCGTGAGCGAGGCGAGGTGATCGAGCACGTTGTCGAGGAACTCGGGCTCGATGTGCTCGAGAACGTCGATGCAGCAGACCATCTGTGCAGGGACTGGTGCCGATGACAGGTCTGGTACGCCCGGGTCATAGGCCTGATAGGTGAGCTTCTCCTTCGTCTTGAGATGCTTCAGGAGATTCATCTTTGCACCGCAGCCGTAGTCGAGCAGGTGCGTGATCTCGAGCCGCTCGATGACCTGGCTCACGAGTGGCGCGTATTTGATCGATGCGACTCCATAGTCCGTGTGCTCGTGCAGCCATTCCTGCTGCTTCTGGTACTCAGGACTGATGAAAGTGATGTTTGAGTTCTGCTGCGATGTCATTTACCGGCCACTTGCCTTGTTGCTGACGGAACAACCGCATGGAGCGATACCAGGGAATAGAGCTTCCGCTCTCCCCGTATCTCCACTGCGATACCTCAGGAATCATTGCCCATACCGGAACGCCCATCGCCCCGGCGAGGTGGTTGACGGATGTCTGAACCGCGATAACGAGATCGCAGGACGCCACCAGCGCCGCGGTGTCGTCGTAATCGCTGGTGAGGGTGCTGTAGGGGTACTGCACGACCGGCGTCCCCTTGATCTGCTCCGACGCGTCCTTGTACTGTAGGCTTACCCAGTGCGCGTCAATCGCATCAAAGATCGGTTTCCACTGATCGAGCGGAAGCTTGCGATGTTCACCCGCGTTGTGCCACGTGCCGCCTGACCATGCGATGCCGATGATGGGTTTGCCCTTAGTGGCAAAGAGCCCCTTCCACATAACGACCCGATCAGGGTCTGGGATGAGATATGGCGCGCCGGGAAAGTCTGCATCGGAATTGCGGTAAAACCGACCGAGCTCGAAGCCCGCAATGGAGGCCTCGATGACTTCGGGCTTCTCGTCCCATCGTCCCTCGCCGGGCTTCGCTGTACGCGTGCCGTAGACCTTTGCCTGCGGGAATGATCGACGGAATAGGCCCTGTAAGCGCTTATCACAATCGACGATGACCTTCTTCGAATCCCGGATGGCATCAGGCAGCATCGAGGCCGCGCAGATCTCATCCCCCAGACCCTGCTCGCCATATACGACAACTGTCTTGCCGTGGCTTCCATCCCATACGGGCTCTTCGTTCCCGGGCGATCGATAGCGAATGCTGAGGCGATTCACCGTGCCCAACGAGGCGGAGTAGAACTTCCAGCCCTCTTCCCATTGGTGCTGGGCCATGAGGGATAGTCCGAGGTTGTGGCGCGTCTGGTTGTCGTCGTTGAGCGCAAGCGACTCGCGGCAGAGAGGCTCAGCTTTCGCAAACCGTCCCCGGTCTAGGAACGTGGACGCGAGGTTATTGAGGTAGAGCGCTTTCTGCTTCGGGTCCTTGGTGCGCTCAAGTGCCTTGCGATAGGCGCTCTCTGACTCTTCCATGCGCCAAAGGAATTGGGCCGCATGTGCGAATGCATTCCACGGCTCGGGCCGGTCTGGACGGAGCTCCGTCGCGCGCTTAGCCATCGAATAGGCGATCGAGCACTTGTTCGCCTTCTTCAGGATCGCCGACATGAGCGCAAGCGCCTGCGCATCGTTCGGCTCGCGCATCATGTAGGCATCGATCTCGGCGTACGCCTCATCGATCCGCCCCGCTTCGTACATGGCTGAGGCCTTCGTGATGTACGAAGTGTCCTTCGGTGCCGGCAGTTCAATGACCTTCGCCATCAGTTGTGCAGCGTGTGCTGCTTCTCCGTGCACTTCAGGTGCGGGTATTCGCTGTTGATGAGCTGCAACGCGCGCTTCATGTGATCTCGCTTGAAGATGTCGACGCCATACTTGTGTTTGAGTTCCAGGATCACGACCGGCGGAATGCGGGCGTAGAGCCAGAGATCTTTCTTGATGCCCTTGTCAGTGAGGCCGTTGATGCGCTCCGTCTTCGCAAGCTCCAGAACCGGCTCCACGTCCTGCCGGTAGTGGAATTGCTGGCGATGATCGCCGTAGGTCGAGTCCGCCCACAGTTCCATGCCGTTCGACGGATTCGTTTCGATGAACTTCGCCATGCTTCACCAGATCGATGATGTTGATGCCAAGACCATGAAGGGCCCGATTTTCTGCATGCCAGTCATGCGGGAAGCAGGTTGGCCCGCTGTTCCACTTCCATGTGACCTCGCCCGGGTGCAGGAGCCGATCGCAGCCGATGAATGCGAGGCTTTGCGGCTTCAGGTGCTCCATCGCCGCGAACGCCGCGCACAGGCCGTGCGACGGCTTTGCAATGATATCTCCGCAGTCCGTGGAGTAGCGCGGATTGAAGGAATGGAAATAAGCCAGCCATTTGTCGACCCAGCCGTAATCCCCGAAGTGCCAGAACGGCACTTCGGGGTGACCTTCCGTATGGCGTGGGGAGCGCCCGCACAGATAATCCGTGCGGGTTCCCCAGTGACGCCTTTCTCCGATACGGCCGTGCTTCACACGAATGACCGTGCAGGAGTCGATCACGGAACCGAGCCCCGAGAGGATCGATGGACCGTGACCGATTACGACGATCACGCGACTGCCGCAACCTTTGCGGAGGCGTTCGGATTGCGACACACGAGCGTGCACTCCGTCACGATCAGCGTCTTGCTGGCATCGCCGGTCTTCGCGAGCGGCTTCTTCTGCGGGTTACGCAGGAAGGCGAGCGCCCAGTAATCCGGATCGAGACACAGCACAACACTCGATCGCACATAGCGGGAGAGCACCACCATGTGCGGCGAGCCGAAGCTCGAGACATACATGTTGGCCGCACCGATGATCGTCGCCTGCGCTTTCGGGCTCGAATCCACGAACCGGGTCGCGATACCCGAGAAGGAGTCGATGTAGCCCTTCCCGACCGCAGCAGTGAGGATCACTCGCGGATCACCACCATCCGTCCATGCACCCTGCAGCGCCGCCTTCAGCGTGCCTTCCGTCAGTGCACCGGTCGTTGCACCGTCGGTCGGGGCCACCACGAATCCCGAAGCAAATCCCGGCGTCGTCGCCGTGCCGTTGGTCGTCGTGAGAACGGCATTGCTGGCCGTGGTGCCTGTCGTCGTCGGACCTGCGATCCAGCTCTCCATGCCGGCGAGTGATCGACCGGTAGCCGAACCACCCGCGGACGACGCCTGGTTGCCGACTATGGCCGCTTCCATGTCGCGCTTCAGTTCCTTCAGGAGCTTCGTGCCGAGACGCGCGTTCTCCGAGGAACGACCTGCCTTCTTCACCGCCTCAAGGGTGTCGGACACCACGAAGGTCTTGTTGAAGATCTGGCACTGGTTCGACAGGCGCGCCGCAGGCACTGCGGTCGCGAAGGTCGCATCGTCACCTTCACGGACGATATTGGTCGCCGCAGCCGCAAGGTTGTCCGAGAGCCATTCATGCGTGGGAGCCGAGGCATCCACGCGATCGAGGTTGCTGAGCGCCCATGTGTCCATGGGATCGAGCAACCAGATGACGTCCTCGAGATCCTCGCGGACGTTGGCGTTGTAGGAAAGGGACGAAGCGACTGCGCCCGTCCAAGTTGTACCCGAAACAATTGCCATGAATCACCCGAATAGTTTGGCGATCCGGTCTTTGACGAGCCGCTGCTGCTGGGTCGATCCCGGCGCGTGCTTGCTCACCTCTTTCCGGAACGCGAGTTTGTCCTTCACGTGTTGGGGCATCGGATTGGTGGGAGTCGTCCTCAGGTTCTTCGCCGCGTTTGCCGCCGGTGTGGCTTGGGCCTTGAGCTTTTCGTACTGCTGGGCCTTCCACAGGATCGACACATGTCGCGGGTCGAGGATCGAGTTGAGTTCCTCCTCCGTCATGCCCTCGGACAGACCGTAGTCGCGAAGCTCTTTCGCGCTCGTGTCCGTCCAGCCCGGGATACGCTTCTTGATCGTCTCCAGGCTTTCGGCGCGGAGCTTTGCAATCTCCTGCGCCTGCTTGTTACCCCATTCGCTCTTCTTGCCCTCGATCTGCTTTTCCAAACGAGCTTTCTCGTCCTTGAGCGAATCGAGTTCGAGTTTCTTGCGGAACGCCTCGTCCGTGGACATGGCGTTCCAGTCGACCTTTTGGCTGAGCGCCCAATCGATCATCGACATCTGCTGCACGTCCGA